AAGTACCCTCATTACTAGCAATATTAACATTTCCTCCAGTAGTAGGATTTGCTGTAAATGAATGCAATGAATAACCATAAGTAGGATCAGTTTTTAAAGATCCATCAGTATTAAATCCAACTAAACTCTTATCTTGCCAATATTTAAGAACCCCTGTAGTTTGGTCGTAAGAAACTACTCTTCCTACAGCAGTAGAACCTACCCCTACAGTCTGAGTAACTTGACCATCTAAATTAAAAGTAGCAGTAGTATAACCTGCTCCAATTAATTTTAATGCATAAAGAGAACTTGCTTTAGAA